ACAGCTGGTGGATCAGGTGTTGATGCTCAAACTGTTTCTTTCACTTTCACAGTTTCAAAAGGCGCAGTAGTAGAAACATTTAGTTAAAATCTAACAACGGGAGCAAAATGAAACTACCAATCACAATTGAATATAACTCAGGCGAGCAAGCCACTTATGTAGCCCAACCGCCTGAGTGGGCAAAATGGGAAAAGCAAACTGGTCATACCATCAGTCAAGCAAAAGATAAACTTGGCATGTGGGATCTTATGTTTTTAGCGTACAACGCTCATAAGCGTGAATCTGCTGGAAAACCAGTTAAACCATTTGAGGCTTGGATGGAAACAGTCAGCGATGTAATTGTCGGTGATGCAAACCCAAAAGCCACCCAGCAGGAAGCCTAAATCGATTATTGGTTGAGTTGGCAATTGCCACACAGATTCCAATGAGTGAATGGGTTGAAGCTGAGGACATACTAACAGCAATAGAAATTTTGGAGGCAAGGAATGGCAACTAGCACCGAACCTCTGATTGTCTATGATAAAAAAGAACTTGCTCAATTTGCTAAGGTAATTAGAAATATGAGTGAAATTGCTGTTGAGGAAACTAAGCGCAGGGTTGGCGAATTAGCACAAAGAGAATTAAGTGAAATTAGGCGAGTTGCTGCATCAAGAGGCAAGGTTGCCGATCGTGTGGCTCAAGGCGGTAAAGTAAAAAAATCTTCATTGCTTGGTGAAGTATCTTTTGGTTTTGCATCTCAAAAATTTTCAGGTGGAGCAACTACTCAATTTAACACTCGTAATGATACAAAAGGCAATCGACTTGGTATTGGTGCAGCATCTGAATTTGGTTCAAGTAAATATCCGCAATTTCCAAGATGGTCTGGACCGATGCCAAAAGGACCAGGTTCAAGAGGTTGGTTTATCTATCCTACAATTAGACATTTACAACCAACTATAATTAAAGAGTTTGAGGAAATTTTGTTAGATATTAGAAAAGAGTTTGCTGATGGCAAGTAATTCAAGAACCTTAACGCTTGCATTAGCAGCTGATATTGATAACCTTAAAAAAGGGTTAAATGATGCTGAAAAAGTAGTCAATAAATCAGCTGATCAAATTGCCGATTTTGGCAAAAAGGCTGCATTGGCATTTGCTGCTGTTGGTGCTGCTGCTGGTGCGTTTGCCATATCTGCTGCAAGAGCTGCTGCCGAGGATGAATCAGCACGCAAAAAACTTGAACAAACTATTCGATCAAACACCAAGGCAACTGAGGATCAGATTGCAGCGATCGACACATACATTACAAAACAATCAATTGCGACTGCTACCACCGATGATGTTTTAAGACCAGCGTTAAGCCGTTTAATCAGATCTACCAATGACATTACTAAAGCGCAGGAATTGCTCAATCTTGCTCAAGAAATATCAGTTGCCACAGGTAAGCCATTAGAGGCAGTCAGTAATGCCTTGGGTCGGGCTTATGATGGCAATACCACAGCCTTAGGCAAACTTGGTTTAGGTATTGATTCAGCTACTCTTAAAACTAAATCATTTGATGAAATCACAAAAGAGTTAGGCAAGACATATAACGGATTCATTGCCAATGAAGCAACCAACGCTGAATTTAAGTTCAAGCAATTAACCATTGCCCTAAACGAAACTAAAGAGCAAATTGGCGTGGCTTTATTGCCTATTGTTAAAGAATTTGCAGATTACTTACTTGCCACAGTTGTTCCCAATGTTCAAGCATTGGCTGCTGGACTAACTGGAACTGATAGCGTATCTGCCGGCATTACCGAAGCAACTCAAGGTGCTTATGAGTTTGGGCAGCAACTCAAATCAACTATATCTTTTGTAATCAGCATCAAAGATGAACTGCTAATTCTTGGAGGCATCATTGCCACAGTTTTTGTGGTTAATAAGATTCTTGCATTTGTTGCAGCAGTTCAGACATTAGTTGCAGCCATGGTTGCCCTACGCAACGCAGCAGCAGCAGCATCGGTTGCCACAGCATTTGCCACAGGGGGAACTTCATTATTAGTTGGTGGCGCAGCAGCAGCCGTTGGTCTTGGTTCAGTAGCCATTGCAACAGGTGAAACTCCTAAGTTTGCAGGTGGTGCAGCATCAGGTAAAGGTGCTCCGGGGCAAACGATTATTAACAATAACATTCAAGTTCAATCAGTTGATCCTGAGGGATCTGCTAGAGCTGTTGCTAAGGTCTTAAATGAAAGTGCATCAAGATCAGTTCCACAGCTTTACAACAGCGGGATTACTAGGGCTCGATAATGACAGTTTGGACACCAGACTGGAAACTGACTATTGCAGGAACTGATTATACAGACATTGCAATTTCAGATATAAGTCATCAAGCAGGTCGAAACGATATTTATTCTCAACCCAATCCATCTTATTTGCAAGTTAGTTTAGTTGCTTTATCAGGTCAAACCTTGCCTTTTGCCATCAATGACAGTTTAAGTTTGCAAGTCAAAAATAGTTCAGGATCTTATGTTAATTTGTTTGGTGGAGATATTACTGACATTACTGTTGAAGTTGGCGCAACTGGGTCAATAGCGACTGTGGTTAATTACACAATTTTAGCAATGGGATCTTTAGTTAAACTTGCAAAAGAAATTTACAACGGCACAATCTCACAGGATGAGGATGGCAATCAAATTTATGATTTGCTTTCAAGTGTCTTGCTTGGATCTTGGAATGATGTTCCAGCAGCTACAACTTGGGCAACCTATGATGCAACCACTACTTGGGCAAATGCCGAAAATCAAGGACTTGGGGAAATTGATCAACCGGGTCTTTACACAATGGAAAATAGAGCTGCTGAACCCGATACAATTTACAATATTGCAAGTTTCATTGCTGATAGCGCATTTGGTTATTTATATGAATCATCTAATGGAGATATTGGCTATGCTGATGCCGACCATAGACAGACTTACCTTTTAGCCAATGGTTATGTTGATCTAGATGCTAACCATGCTTTAGGTCAAGGATTATCGACAATTACAAGATCAGCCGATATTCGCAATGATATTTATATTAATTACGGCAATAACTTTGGATCACAGGAAACAGCAACAAGCGCAGAATCTATTGGTTTATATGGCTACAAAGCCGAAACTATAAACTCAGTTCTACATTCAGCCGTAGATGCTCAAGCTGTGGCAGATCGATACATTGCCCAGCGAGCCTTTCCATTGGCTGCTTTACAATCCATCACCTTTCCAATAACTAACCCTGAAATCGATGATAGCGATAGAGATAACCTTTTGAGTGTATTCATGGGTCAGCCTTTGAATATCCAAAACCTACCTACTCAGATTTCCCTAGGGGCATTTGAAGGATATGTTGAGGGTTGGTCTTGGCGCACTCGCTTTAATGAATTATTCCTGACAATCAATCTTTCGCCTGTGGCGTTTAGTCAGGTGGCAATGCGTTGGAATACAGTTCCAATTGGTGAGGCTTGGAACACTTTAAACAATACTTTGACATGGGAATACGCTACAATCGTAGCCTGATAATAGGAGAAAAATGGCAACCACTAGTAACTACAGCTGGACAACCCCAGATGATACTGCGCTGGTCAAAGATGGTGCAGCAGCAATTCGATCACTTGGAACTGCAATTGACACCACAGTTTTTAACAATGCGTCAGCAGCAATTGCTAAAACTATTGTTGATGCTAAGGGCGACATTATTGCAGCAACCGCAGCAGATACAGTTTCAAGATTAGCAGTTGGATCAAATGATCAAGTTTTGACTGCTGATAGTTCGACAGCAACTGGCTTAAAATGGGCTGCTGCTGGTAGTGCTGCTAATTACACCTTAATCAATACAGGTGGAACTGCCTTAACGGGAGCAACAGCAATAACAGTAAGCGGAATTTCAGGAAAAAATTCATTATTTATTTTTACAGAAGGTGATGTTAAAGCAAATTCTACTGCTGAATTTAGTTTAACTTTTAATTCTGATACTGGCGCAAATTATAGTTTTAATGCCATAAAAATAACAATGCCGGGATCATCAACTGCTGATCAGTCTTATTCAGTTCAAAATGGTAGCCGAATTGACTTGGGTCAAAATAATAGTGCGAATGGATATTATGGTTTGCAAATGAAAGTTGATGGAGCAAATGCTACAGGTATCAAGCCTTTTGAATATAAAGGCTATAATGCAATTTCAGGTGCATTTTCATATAATGGAACTGGTAGATATGCAGGAACTTCGGCAATTTCTTCAATTACGATTACTTCAAGTTCAGGCAATTTTTCAGGCGGTACTATCTATGTGTTTGGAGCATAAACAATGAAAATAATTGAAAGAATTTTTGACGCACAAACTGGCGAAACAACAGATATTGAAAGAGAATTAACTGCTGCTGAGATTAAATATCGCAAAGAGTTAGAAAAAACTCAATTAAAAGAACAAGCCGAAGCCGAAACAAAAGCAGCACAACGCCAAGCCATTGCTGATCGCCTAGGTTTAACAGCTGATGAACTTCAAGTTTTGCTTGGCTAATGAAACCTTGGTTATCAAAATCTGCTGTTCAATTTAGAGAGCAAGTGGATGATTCCTTCCCAGAGCGTTTGCGTAAATCTGATGGGTGGATTGGTGATTCTCGACATAGCGCACGAAAATCTGACCACAACCCAGACACAAACGGATGCGTGCGAGCAATTGATATTGACGCTCGGCTTTCTGACGACAAAGGGCTTTCAGCATACTTGGCAGATCAAGTTCGACAATATGGGAAAACCTCTAAGCGCATCAGTTATGTAATCCACCAAGAAAAAATTGCTTCACCATTATTAGGCTGGCGTTGGAGAAAATACAAAGGCATCAATAAGCACAATCATCACATTCATATCAGCTTCAACAAAAACCAAGACAACAATTCAGATTTCTTTAACATCCCACTACTAGGAGGCAAGGCATGAAACTAACTAACAAACATAAGGCTGCAATTAAATCTTATTTGAGAGCAGTTGCTGCCTCCGGCATTACAGTCGCATTGGCAATTGTTGCTGATATTCGACCAGAGTTAGCAGTATTGGCTGGAGCATTAGTTGCACCATTAGCCAAGGCATTAGATCCAAAGTCAGGGAGCGAAGCTGATTACGGACTTAATGCGAAAT